CTTGCCTCACTCGGGCAGCTGACCGCCGGGATCGCACACGAGATCAAGAACCCACTCAATTTCGTCAACAACTTCTCTGGCGTCTCAGTCGAGCTGATTGACGAACTGCATGAAACTCTAGGCAAAGTAAAGACCGATGCTAATACGCTCGCCGAAATAACCGAGCTGACGAACACTTTGCGCGACAATCTCGACAAGGTCGTGCAACATGGTAAGCGCGCAGACACCATCGTCAAGAACATGCTGCTGCACTCGCGCGAAGGATCGGGCGAACATCGGTTAGTTGATGCCAACGCCCTCGTCGAGGAAAGCTTCAATCTCGCCTATCATGGTGCTCGCGCCGAGAATCAGAGCTTCAAGATCAATATGGAGCGGTCCTTTGATCCGGCCGCCGGTGAGATCGACGTCTTCCCGCAGGAGATCACTCGGGCGCTCCTAAACTTGATCTCCAAGGGCTTCTATGCGGCGACCAAGCGCAAAGAACAGGACAATAGCGGTAGCTATGAGCCAACCCTAGTAGCGACGACGAAGAACCTTAGCGATAAAGTTGAGATCAGGATTCGCGACAACGGCACCGGTATTCCGCCCGACGTAAAGGAGAAGATATTCAATCCTTTCTTCACGACTAAACCCGCTGGAGAGGGCACCGGACTTGGCCTGTCCATCACTCACGACATCATCGTCAAACAGCATTCGGGGTCCATAGAGGTGGACTCGCAGCCCGGTGAGTATACCGAGGTCCTAATCATTCTTCCGCGCACCTTCATCGCCGAAACGCGGGGACGGACCTAATTGTCAGGTCTGTGTATCGAGAAAAGACTGGCTCGAATGTCGCTTATTGGCACATTTGCGACCTTGCGCGATGTCCATCTTGTGGTCGCTATAGGGTGCCAAGCGGACGTCGAAATACACATCCACAAATGATCACTGTTCGGCATAGCCAGTGCTGCTTTCCAGCCTTAGATTCTTGACAGAATAGCGACGCCGTTTCAGCGCCAGATCGATGCCCCCAAGCACGATCTTCGCCCGCTCCTCGAAGGCAAGATCATTAACTCCAGCCGTTTAAAGCGACTCGTCAACAAGACGCCATCGACTTGGGGGGCCGATTGCTATGGGCGAGCTTGCCAATCCTCGATACGAGCGATTCGCTCAAGAGCTGGCAGCGGGTAACACCGCAGACGGCGCATACGAAGCAGCCGGCTATCGGAAGCATCGCGGCAACGCGGCTCGATTGAGCGCAAATGAGCGCATCAAGGATCGCCTTCGCGAAATTCAAGCCTTGGGCGCAGAACGAGCTGCAGTCACGGTGCAGAGCCTTATTGACGAGGCAGAGCAGGCTCGGATCAAGGCTATGGAATCGCCTAATGGTGCCGCCGCCGCCGTGAGCGCGATTACGGCGAAGGCGAAACTTGCCGGCTTATGGCACGAGAAGGTCGATCAACACAACACCGGCTCCATCCAGTACGAGCGGATAGAGCGTGTCATCGTCGAGCACACGTCCGGCGATGCAGCGCAGTCGTTGTCAGACGACACAGTCCGCAACGAAACCACGACTAAGGCTGCCAGCGGCCGACAGCCGCCCACAAGGCCTGGAACTTGGTCGGCCTGATTGGCTTCGAAGGATTTTCAATGGCTACTCTTCGCATTCCCACGGCACCCGTCTTCAAGCAATTGCTTGCGCCAGTGCGCTACAAAGGTGCGTACGGCGGTCGTGGATCAGGCAAGAGCCACTTCTTCGGGGAGTTGATGGTGGAGGAGTGCTTGATCGCGCCGGGCACGCTCGCTGTCTGCATTCGCGAGGTGCAGAAGAGCCTCATGCAGTCCTCGAAGCGGCTGATCGAATCAAAAATCCAGCAGCTTGGCGTCGGCGACCAGTTCAAGATTTTGCACGATCGTATTGTCACTCCCGGCGATGGCCTGATCATCTTCCAAGGTATGCAGGACGCCACGGCTGAATCAATCAAGAGCCTGGAGGGCTTTCGGATTGCGTGGGTGGAAGAGGCGCAGACATTGAGCCAGCGATCTCTATCCCTGCTCCGTCCGACCATTCGCACCGAGGGCTCGCAACTGTGGGCGAACTGGAATCCGCGCCGTAAGAGCGATGCTATCGATGACTTCCTGAGAGCTTAAGAAGCCCGACAATGCTGTCGTCGTTCAAGCGAACTGGCGCGACAATCCCTGGTTCCCTAACGTCCTCGATGAGGAACGCCGGCTCGATCTGGAAATCTACCCTGAGCGCTACGCTCACATCTGGGAAGGCGACTACGCTAAGGCCTTCGAGGGGGCCTACTTCGCCAGACATTTGGAACAGGCGCGAAAGGACGGCAGGATCGGACACGTCCCGCTCGATCCAGTGTTGCCGGTCAAGGCATTCTTCGATATCGGCGGTGCCGGGCACAGCTCCGACGCAATGGCGATCTGGATTTGCCAGTTCGTCAATCGCGAGATCAGGCTACTCGACTACATCGAGGGCGTCGGGCAGCCGCTAGGATACTATGCTACCGAGCTAAGGCGTCGCGGCTGGAAGGACGCGATCATCCATCTGCCGCATGATGGTGTGGCAACCAACAACATCTCGGACAAGCGCTACATCGATCACTGGATCGAGGCTGGCTTCGAATGCGGTCCGCTGATCAAGAACAGTGGCGCCGGTGCCGCAATGATGCGGATCGAAGTCGCTCGGAGAGTCTTTCCGCGCTGCTGGTTCAACGAAAAGACGACTGAAGCCGGACGCGATGCACTTGGGTATTACCATGAGCGCAAGGACGAGAACCGTAATGTCGGTCTCGGGCCGGAGCATGATTGGTCCAGCCACGCAGCTGACGCCTTCGGCTATCTCGCGATCTCTTACGAAGAGCCGCCGGCATCGAGGTCTGACAAGAGGGGGCGAGCTGCAGAGCCGCCGCCACGCGGAACCTTCTGCTCGGCGTAGCTTCAACTTTTTTGAATTTAAGACGCAGTGCACCCCAGGCCGCCAGCGCCCGGCTGGACACTCTCCTTAAGCGGGACCATCATACGGCAACCCTAAGTTCTGGGCGCCATCATGGACATCGTGGTCTGGCTGCGGAGCCTTGGCCTCGGGAAGTATGAGGCGGCCTTCCGCGAGAATGAGATAGACGAGACGGTTCCGAGCCTGACGGAAGAGCACCTGAAGCAGCTTGGCGTCACAGCACTCGGGCACCGGGTGAAGCTGCTCGACGCCATTGCCGCTCTGCGTAACGACGCGAGCGGGAAGACGCCCGCTGTTGGCGCAGCGACCACGTCGAGTACGCCCAGCGCCCCTCCCGAAGACCGCGCCGAGCGCCGTCAGGTGACGGTGATGTTCTCCGACTTGGTCGGCTCGACAGCACTGTCGGCCCGTATAGACCCGGAGGATTTGCGGCAAGTCATCTCCGCCTACCAGAAGTGTGTCGCAGAGACCGTGCAGCGCTTCGGCGGCTTCGTGGCGAAATACATGGGTGATGGGGTGCTGATCTACTTCGGGTATCCCCAAGCCCATGAGGACGACGCAGAGCGAGCCGTGCGCGCAGGGCTAGAGTTAGTCGCGGCTGTGGGGGCTCTGAAGACGCACGCGCCCCTCCAGACGCACGTCGGCATCGCGACCGGGCTGGTAGTGGTCGGGGACCTGATCGGATCAGGCGCTTCTCAGGAGCAGGCCATCGTAGGGGAGACGCCGAACCTTGCGGCGCGCTTGCAGGGAGTTGCAGAGCCGAACAGCGTTGTGATTGCGGAGAGCACCCGGAAGCTCGTGGGTAACCTCTTTGAGGTTGAGGACCTTGGAGCAAGGGACCTCAAGGTCACGGCATGCGCTGAGAGACTCAAGCAGATCAGAACTTTGCCCGCGAAGCCTAGCGCAACTGGATAGCTTAGACTGAGCATGCCCGACGCTGACGTGGCTCAAACGGCCAGCTACACTGGTCCGTCCTATACGCCGGGCGCGATGAAGGGGGCGGTTTGTTTGTTTGACCCGATGCCTGTAGCGAAACGGCGGGCCGCGCGTGTAGCCCGCCGCCTGCTTGTTAAATGACAATGCTGCCGGCGATGCCCGCGGCGCATCATCGACATGGCGCAACAGGGCACGGTGGATCAAAAGGAGCTTGCCAATAGTGCGGTTCGTTTTCTCGAAGCAAACTATCGACTTGAGCGCAAACGCCCTCAAGGCTCTCCGGAAATGGCTGTCGCGCCGGGGGTAGTTTCCGAGATTACGGGTGCAGCTAGCGGACACAGCCCGCCGCTGTCGTAACAATACCCAGGTCTACTGGAAGTGCCGTACCGCTGAAGGATTTCGGCTGCGTCATTGGGACGAAAAGACTGTCAATGGGTAATTCGCTCTTGTTTGGCGGCGTGAACCCGGTCACGACAATCAAGTGGATCGGCGGCC